GTATTCTGTATCAATAGGAAGCGTAGGTCGGTTAGGGGACTTAGCATAAGGCGTTAAGTTCCTTGTTATAAGTTTCTTTCTGAAACCATCCGAGCTAATAAAATCTAAAGGACTCCCCATTAATATCTTTAATTAATAAATAGGTTAAGGACTATTTTTTGTTTATCTACTTACAGTTTTTCCTGAAGGAGCTTTTGTTGGGTTATCTTTACCTGTAACACTAACCATGTATTGTTGCATTTCAGCACTATTCATTTTTTCGATTAACATTTTAGTCACTTGTTCTTTTTGTGCGGCTGTTAATTCTGAAGCACCTCCTGTGAAATTAATATCAATTTTAAATCCACCATCAACATTAACCTTTGAAGTTCCTCCCCCGCCAGCAAATGGATTGTTGTTTGCAACACTCTGTTGGACTTCGGAGGCTTTGGTACCTTCAATTAGTGACGATATTGGTTTGTTACCGTCTTTAACACCTTTAATTTGTTCAGATTTTACACCACCTAACATCTTATCCAAAAATTCTTTAGCAACCTCGTCAACTCCCGTTGTACCAGTCGTTTTTTTACGAGTTTCTTCTAAAGTTTTTATCATACCTTGTTTAAACCCTTCTTCAATTTTAAGACCTTGTTGACCTAATTTTTCTAGATACATTGAGGCTGCGTCAGTGGTTTTAATGTCTTTATTATTAATATCTTTAAACAACTGTTTAATGTCCCCAAAAGATTCGGTTATAGTATCTCTAACTTTTTGTGGGTTACTAAAGTTTTCTGAGGCTGCCCCTGTAAAGTTTGTTGATAAATTTCTAGCGGCCTCTCCACCTTTTAGTAAATCTCTTTGTGTTACAGCTCCGCCAACAATAGCGGACCTTATAGCTTTAAGGTCTCCTGCACTTGATTCACTATAAGATAATTGAGATTTCGCAATATCTTCCATAGTTTTAGGTGCATTTTTTTGTTGTTCAATTAATTTATCAAACTCAGGTTGGGTTAACTCAGCTAATTCTTTTTTAGTTCCATCTTCCAAAGTAACTTTGTACTTACCATCTTGCATTGTTGCAATATTTGCCAAATATTGTTTGTCCTCTTCACTTGCAATTGTAAGACCAGCTTTATTGATATCAGAAATTCTCATATCTAATTCTGCTGCGGCTAATCCCATTTTAGATAACGAACCTGAAGCAAGCCCTGCCTCTTTTTCCATCTCCCTAAGTGTTAATACACCTTGAGGATTTATCTTAAATGTTTTAGTTTTTTCGTCAAAATATGTAAATTGTTTTGATATGTTCGCTAAACCATCTTGTAGTCCTGATGGGTCATTTATTGATGCATTCATCAAAGCGAATGGGTCGGCTAAGGCTCCTGCAGAAACACCAAGTCTTTGGAATGCGGATGCCATATTAACCGCTCCTTCAGGGTCTAAAACTTTTTCAGCTAAAGCAAATGTGTTAGACATGTCAAACCTTAACATAGATGCTTGAGCTGCCATCTTAGTTAGACCTTGAACACCACCTTCAAATTGGTAACGATTCATTTGGTCCATGTTACTTCTAACACTATCCATTACTTGTTTGGTGTTTCCACCAATACTTCTAACATAGTTAACAGACTCTTCTAACTGTGTACCCACTTGTTCGATACCAACACCAACATTTAGGAAGGCGTCGGAAATTTCACGAACACTCATATCTAATACCTTGGATGATGCGTAGAGTTTTTCAATATCTTCAGAGCTTGCTACAACGTTTCTTTTTGACGCTTCTGCAATCTCTTGCATTGATTTACTAACATCCCCAAAACTACCACCCATTCGAAGGATGCCAGGTGTTGTATCAGCAATCGCAGTTTGTAGTTCAACAATTCTTTCTCTACTTTGGCCAAAAGTATTATTAACCATTCGAGCACTAGAACTTATTCGTTCGTACGCATCAGCAAATTCTTGTACGTTAGGTAATTTTACCGCGTTTTTCAACTCTTCACCCATTTGACCTGCGGTCTTATCGTTTGTTTCTGCCATATTTTTGTATAGTTAGTTACTATATAAATACAAAAGGACTGAGTTTTCAGTCCTTTTTATTATCTTCAATCCATTTATCTAAAAGATACTTTCTTGTGAACAACGGCATTATTAAAAAATCTTGATAACTTATCTTTAATAATGTGTTTAAGTAGTAGAACTCGTCTAACTGACTTTTTCTAGGCATTGATTCTATAAATTTGGCGATTTCGCCTTTATCGGTAGACCCGTTTGCCTCAATAATTTCTTTTTGTAATCTTAAAGTAACTTTAGGAACTACTCTTCCCGCAGGATATAAATCCGCAGCTCTTTGATTTTCTAAGATTTCACCGTAAGTCATTGGTTTTAACTTAACAGTTGTTTGAGATTTTGGTAACGTCGTTGTAAATGTTCCGTCTTCGTTAGGTTGTTGACCTTGTAGAATAGTTAATTGGTCAAGTAGTACTGTCGTTTTGAAAGGTTTTCTTGTTGAAGGGTCCGTCAATGTAAGTTCCATTTCAGGTCCAAACGCAGTATTCCTTAAGAAAATTAAGACCGCCTCAACATCACCTTCCAACATGTCCTCAACACGTAAGTCTGGTTCGTAAATCTTTGTTCTTAAAAGATTTGGTGTCATATCGTCACCACCCGCCATTAATAAGTTCTCATCAGTTGCTGTCAGATACCCGACTTTAATTGATTTCTTTTTGTTTTTGTAGAATGTACCTTGAGATGGTAATGGTACCACGTCATGGGGAAGCGAAAAGTTTGCTTGACCGTATTCTCTTGATTGATTATCCATATAAAAAATTAACCGTAAAGTTTATGTGCTTTACGGTTAAATATAATTGTTCTAAATTTTTTATAAATAGTATTAGTAAACTAACACACATCTGTCCATTCTCAGAGTTGCTGCAATTGTCGCTAAACCATCTGTGTTGTAAGCCAACGCATTAAAGTTAACATCTGTTAAGAATGTACCATACATAATCCATTTCTCAACAACAACACCTGTTGGGTCTAACATCTCAAGGTCAATATCTTTTTTGTACCCTGCAGCATATCCCATACGACCTGTCACTGACTCGGCGTGTAAACGAACCCACTCCATAAGAGCTTGTGCGGCAGACGGTCCAATTGGGTCTCTAAAGACAACGTTAATTGTTTGCCAGTTGAATCTACCTGCAACGTAAGTCGAAGTGTTCAAGAATGGAATTTCAGTCGCAGCAATTGTAATGTGTGGTCTCGAAGTACTTTCTACGAACCATTCATTAATACCTAAACTTGATGGAAACCTTAAAATGAATCGGTTTTGACGTTTCGGTTCATAAGGAATCGGCATTTTCATCAGTAAATCAGCCATATTATTTAAATTTTGTTTCTATGTTTATAACGATAAATATATCCGTTTGAAAAATTTTTCTATTTACTTAAAAAATTAAAAACGGTATTCTTTAACTAGACTTCCTTTTTAAGTCCTCCAGCAGTAGAATATGTTCTTACTATATTATCTGGTTTATCTTTAAAATGTTTTTTCATTACTTCTATGTTCTTAGGGTCATCATCTGAAAAGCCTATAGATGGCTCACTAGGAATATTTTTTAAGGTTTTTAATAAGTTCATCTTTGCTTATCCCATTATAATCATTTATAATATAATTATAAACCGCTTGTTTTAATGTATTTGGATTGTGACCCCTCGCTGTGATTATGGAAAACACCGAACCGTTATTGATAGCTTCTCTAAAATCATCAAACGCAGGACCTTCTTTTGCCCTCATCGCATCGATTAAGAAATCTTTATCACCCGCAGTTCTGAAATTTCTAAATGGGTCCTCAGCAAACCCTACAATTGTCTCACCTTTATATTCAAAAGGTTCTTTACCTAAATGATGTCTGTGTTCTGCGAAGTCATCTGTTGACATACCTACTTCGTCACCATCCTCACTTTTAACCATGATTTTTGTCGGCATATGAACAATATTATCATCCCAATCGAATGCATAATATTTCATATCTGGTGAACCTTCACCTTTATGTTGAAGAAACTGTTACACGGAAATCGTATAAACCTCTGTCTCTTCTGATTGAATCTAAGATTGGGTTAACACTGTCTAAGAATTGTTGTCTAACGATTTGGTCGTTTTGTTCAAACAATAATCTTACCGCTACAGCTGAAATCAACTTACGAGCTTGAAGTAATAATCTTCTTACATTCAATCTGTTAAGTGCTGAGTCAGCAACTTGTAACGTTTTGTTACCCCAAATTACAGTACCTACATCAGAGAAAGTTGCAATAGGGTTAATTCTACCTTGGTAAAGTGTGTCTCTATCTTCTTGAGTCAATTTAGTTCTCGCTTTGATAGAGTTTACAAGACCTCTTGTGTAACCCGCCGATGCGAACCATGGGAACGCAATGTTATCTGTCAACGCTAAGTTTCTTACAACTTCACCTGTTGGAGGTAAGTAGATTTGTGTGTTGTTCACAGTATCTCTTACTAAAATCCATGGGTAGTAAGTTGCAGTGTAGTTAGAGTCAATTCCTGTATTATCTAAGTTATCAACCGCCTCTTGTGGGTAGATGATATCTAAAGAGTTAGTTCCATCTGGAGTGTACATTAAGTAGTCAGGAGTTGTTGCGATATACACAGAGTCAGCTCTTGAATATTGTACCATATCGATAGCTTCTTCAACAAGGTTTGAGTTGTTAACATAATCAATTGATGAAGTTGCGAACACGTTAATGTTTGTTGCTTCAGGATTACCGAATGTTAATATACCAAGTAAGTAAGCGTAGTAATCGGTGTTAGCAAAATCTTGAGTATTGTTAGCTACAACAATTCTCTTGAATAAACCTTGACCTGTCGCTGTTGGATATCTTGTAGAAGCTGATGCTCCCGCTAAATAACCTGATGAACCTAATTGGAATCTATCTTGGTTGGTTCTGAATTCTCTATAAACATCCCATCCGTCAAATCCACCTGCAAAACATAATGTATATTTTCTTGAGTAGATGAAGTAGTAAGGGTTCTCTTGAGTTTCAGGGTCGAATCTGAAATCCGCAACACCACACTCGAAAGCTGTTTGACCACTTGATAAGTATGAGTTAGAGATTGTTACTACAGTAGCTCCTGAGTCCATGTGGAAACCTCTACTTAAATAGTTCCAAGCTTGACCTTCAATAGGTAATGCTGAGTTAACCCAATTTACAGGGTTTTGTCTACCTTTAAAAGTTAAGAATGATTCATCAATACCAAATTGACTTGAGAATCCTAAATAACTTCTTCTAACAATATCCCCCGCAGATTCAGTTGCGTTAGCGGTTGTTCCAAATGGAGGGTTATAAATAACCTCACCTGGGAAATAATATTTTGTTTTAAATTGTGGTACTGGTGAAATGTTCGCAGTTGATTCATATTCTCTTTGTGTGTATCCGTAGAATCCACAAGGAATTGCATCAATTGGAGCTTCATCAGCTAATTCAATCATTATATATTTAGATATTAAAGCGTATTCACCGTTTGATGAACCAATTTTCTTAGCAACAAAGTTGTTAGAACCTGGGTCCATATTACAGTTAGTGAATTTTTCAATAACAACAGGGTTTGCATCCGTATCAAAGAAGTTTCTTACTAACACATCAAAAGTCATATTATTGAATGATAAGTTAGCAATAGAAATCTTAACCTCAACATTCGCAGAATCTCCATCAGAGATTGAAATGAATTTAAATAATCTGTAAACTTTATTACCTCTTAACTCAGATACTAAGAATTATCACCGTCTTTAGTAATACCTGATAATAAGAATCCTTCAAATGGTGAATCAGTTATACCTGAGTATTCTCCCGATGCAACTAATGTTACATCAGTAAGTCCACTAACTTCATAAACAGGACCATGTTGACCAAGGTCTGCATTATTTGAATACAACGAGATACCTCTTGAACGTAAAGTTGCAATAACCATGTTATTGTACTCAGTATAAGCTGTTCCTGTGAAACTAAAAACTTCACCTGTAATTTGACCTATAAATTCTCCATTACCGTTATCGGTTAATGATGACACATTATAGTAGAATGAATATCCTGTATAATTGTTGTTTAGATTTGCGTCATTACTAAATGTTGCGTAGTACCAAGGGTCGTTAGCGTCTGAACTTAAATCGTTAGTATCTAAATTGTTAGATTCAGAACCAAAAACATTAAGTTGGTTTGAATATTGACTAACCAAACTCCAATAATCAGGTGATGGTATTGAACCATAAAACGCGACTGTTGTTGCAGATAAAGATGGGGTGTCAATAATATTACTTAAATTACTATTGAAATCATCGTTATAAGTTGATGTACTACCATCAGATAATCTGTATTGGTTATTTAAGTTAACTTGAATATCATTAGGTAATGACCCTCCCACAAACTCAATTGTAGTAGAACCTGTAGCCCCTGTGAATGTTGCGTTGAATACTGTACCTCCCGTTGGAGCTACGATACCAATAGTTAATGGGTCAACGTTGGCAGTAACTCTAATACTCCAAGACGGACCCGCGTCATATCCTGACAAACCTAATACTCTTGTAACAAACAATTGGTTAGATTGTTGTAAGTATGACTTGGCAATGTATGCCGCCTCATATTTTGGAATTTGTGTGTTTACAAATTTTACTGGTTCCGTCCCACCAAAATATGCTTGGAACTCGTCGTAGTTAGTTATAAAAACAGGTTCGAATGCAGGGCCTTTAATTGTTTCCCCGACCAACCCTAAGGTTGTAACACCGACACTCTGTGCTACGAACGAAAGGTCCGTTTCAGATGTATATACTCCAGGTGATACAAAAACTTTTTGATTTGCTTGTGCTGTTGCCATTATTTAATTAATTCTATTGCAGATTTATTTTATTGATAAATATTCGTTACTAATACAAAAAACTTGACTTTTGAATATGTATTTGTAAACGGTATGAATAAATTCTACCTTTTTTCTACCTATGAAAGCAACTAAAGAAATTAAGAACATCAAAATTGACCCTGAAGTACACGAGATATTAAAAAAGTACTGTGAGAAACGTGGAATGAAGATTTACAAATTTTTAGAAAATTTGATAATAGAGAGGTGTAAAGAAAAGAAAGATATCTACGGAGAGAATTAAACTAAGATGTTATCAAACTTGATGTACGACTCTTGAGTATCGTCAGTTTTAATAACTTCGATTCTTAATTCATCATTTGTGGTAATTTGAATTTTTTGTACATCAGTACCATAATAGTCACCATTGATGTAGACATCGTATGATTCAACATTATCTGAACTAAGCCAAGTTAAGTTTGCGGTATAAGCCACCACATCATTTAAAACATTGTTACCAACAACGTATAAAAAATTAGAAAGAAATTCGTCAGGATTTTCAGGAGATTTGTTTCTTCTCTTTTTAAATGTAGAAGTATCAAGTTCCATAACCTGAGCAACTCGAGCAATTGCAGGTTTAACTTCAAACTCTTCCTCGTCGATTAAATAACCTAACATTGTGAAGTCATAACTTTGAACATAATACTTTCTTGATTCCAAACTCATTTGAGATTCATCAGAAACATTGTTCAT